TTTCAACAAATTTAGTAAACTCATTATCTACAGTTAATCCTGAATTTATGAATGAATTACAAAATAATTTAAATGCTGGGAGTAATAAATTAGGATATCCACATCCCTCTTATGCAATTCTTAATGAATTTAAACAATTATCTACATGTAATCAAAATTGTAAACCAACTAAAACTACTAGATGCCCACCTGTAGCATACAATTGTTTAACATTAAATGATAAAATTGGATAATTATCTAGCATATGCTAAAGATCCATTACCATTAATAAATTTAAGAATATTATATCTCTCTTCAAAACATTTAAAATTATATGTATATTTATAAATTGACCATACTGGTTTATTTATACCAATTATTCCTCCAGATGGATCACAAATTACAAGAGTTTGAGCAGAAGGGTCAAGAGGAGGATTATAAGTTTGAATTTCAAATTGTATAGTATTAAATTTACTTAAATTAATAGCTCCACTTGGTTGAAAATCAAAAGGATTAGAATGTAAAGCAAAATTATAACAATTTAGTCCAGTATCAGACGCAAAACCGAAAGTTCTAGTATATTTTTCTATTTGATTCCAAATTCCTGTAGGAAATATATTTTCTCTATATTTTCCATCTAATAATATACCAACGCTTTCTAATATAATTTTTTGATTTTCATCACTATAATCTCCAGTTATTTTAATTCCGCTACCATTATATATATATCCTGGATGGGTACCAGGTCCATATCCATCTCTATATTTCCACCAATGATTACCTTGTTTTGCATCTGCTGCATTAGATGCCCCATTCTCTCCATATAACCAAAATTGTGCTGCACTATCTAGAAGTTCTGCTGGACCAGTAGGACAACAAGGGGTTAATGTATATATTCCTCCTACAATTCCTGTAGATACGTTATAATTTCCATTCCCAGGTGCATCTTTAATTGGATCAGGTATTTGATTATATGGCCAATTTGAATAATTACTCCATTCATTTCTATTAATAACATCTGTCCGTTGTAAATAAAACATCCAATTAGATACCATTCCTAAAGAATCTAAAGAAATTTTTCTAGTTCCTAATACGTTATATTCACTCCATTCATAAATTTCTTTTATAAGATAATTTTGTGGTTTAATAGCAAATACTCTTACTTCATCTTCGCTTAGAAAACCATATGTAGATACTAAATGGATATCTGCATTCCAATTTGTTCTTTTATTTGGAAACCGATCTATATTTTCACTAAGATCTAAATTATTTAATAATTCATATTGAGGTTGTGATAAAAATCTATAAAAACCATATGTTTGTTCGTTTTGGTTAGGACGTATATAAGGAGCTTTTTGACATGTATCAATAGGATTAATCCATTGTTGTCCATTCGACGTCGCAGGTAGATGGTATTTTGGAACATTTTGAGGTATTCGCCAATTATTTGTTGTATCAAGAACATCTCTAACAACAAATAAATCTTCGACCGCACGTAATGTAAATCTTATTTCTAATTGATTATATTGTAATGACACCAAAGGAAATGCCATTTGACTAGCTAATGTAAACCAAATATTTATAGGAATATATAAAGTTTGAGCTCTAATAGATGGTTCTGTTCCAACTGGAGATTGAGTATACCATGCATTAGGATAAGATCCATTATTATTATTGTAGTTTGCAGGATCATTTAAATTTTTAGTATTTCCTGTCATTTGATAATATAATAATTTTTTATCTCCACGAAAATCTCTCTCTACAAGATTATACATGTATTCACCTGAAAATTTTTGAATTATTTGACCTCCAATAGCAAATGTTACTTCTTTAATTAGTTGAGAACCAAGATTATCAATCCATTTAAATTCATATGGTCTCCATTGAGTTTCTTCTTCACCTCTTCTATTTGGGTGAATTTCAGGTCGCTCTATTCCATCAATATCTTTAAGCGAAGTTACTATATTGGGCTGTAAAATAGGGCTCCAAATATTAGGTAAATTAACAACTAAATAAGTATCCATTAATAAATCAGCATATCTAGGGATTTTAAAAGTAAAAAAAGATTCTTGAGTCATATTAAGCTGTCTTTGACCGTCAATATCAATTCTAAATTTTTGTAAACCAAAATTAGTATATTTACTATATACAAATTTAAAAAATGTTTTTGAAGGATTACCATTTAAAATAACATTTTGATTGCCATATGCAACAAGATTCATTAACCCTCCGGCCATATCTTTATTATATTATAAATATAATATAATTTTAATATTATTTTTTACATTTGTTAAAAATTATATTATTTTAAATATATAATATGGCAGATAAAGAACCTATTAAATTAAATGAAGTAGGAAATGCAGCTTTAGAAATTGTAAAACACCGTCTAAAGGCAACTAGTTTATTTAAAACTATAATATTTTTATTATTATGTGTTGCAATCATAGCAATTATTTTATGGTTATATAGTGTTTTTTCATTAGCTGATGCTAATTGTAAAACTCTTAAAAAGGTTTATAAGAATGAATTAGCTCCCATATATCCTATATCAAATGATTCTGTCTTTGATCAACCTTTATATAGTTTTTATATAAAAACTGCATATAATGCTGCATCTGGTGGAAATTTTAAAAATAGTTTTGTAGATGCAACAAATACAAATCCTCCATTTTGTGCTTTAAAAACTTGTTTACAGCAAGGAGCCAGATGTTTAGATTTTGAAATATATTCCTATAATCATAAACCAGTTATTGCAACATCTTCTGTAGATAGTGATTTTATAAAAGAAACCTTTAATTATTTAGCATTTAGTGATGCTATGAAATATATTTCTTCGGCAGCTTTTGATACTAGTATTACAAGATTATATACAGATCCTTTAATATTAAATTTTAGAGTAATGAGCCAAATTCCTAATAATCCAATATATCCTATAATGGCTGAAGATTTATTATCTAGTTTTGGAGAAAGATTATTAGGTAGTGAATATAACTTAATGAATAGTTGTCAAAATTTAGGACATGTTGCTCTATCAAAATTTAAAGGAAAAGTGATTGTTATAATTGATTCAAATACATATGATCAATTAAAAGTTATTTGTCCAGTTATAGCTTCGCAAGATTGCGGAAATGGTCCTTCTCCTCAATCTGGTAATACATCTCAAAATGAAAAATTACCTGATTCTGAAGGAGGAATAAGTACTTCTCAATGTCAATCACCTAATTTATTAGAATTTATAAATATGCATAGTGGATCACCCTATATTCATACCTTAAGATTAACTCAATTAAAATTAGCAGATACTGATCAAATTAAATATGCAAATAAAACTATGATGACTATATTACTACCTGATTTTAATAAAAATGCAATTAATTTTAATCCTAGTTTAGGATTTAGTACAGGTTGTCAGTTAATAGGTATGTCATTTCAAACTTTTGATGTAAATATGGAGTATTATAGTTTATTTTTTAATAAAGCTGGCTATGCCTTTGCCTATAAACCTGCATTATTAAGATTTGAACAAATTGTTGCACCTCCTCCTCCTACATATCCAGCTTCAACCAATCTTAATAGAAAACCATTAGTAGTTAAAACTGCTACTGGAGTACCTATGAATTTAACAGGAGCATCTGCAAGTGTTGCTCCGGAAGATAAAGAAGCATGTAGTGTTTTCCCATTACCAAGTAGTGAGAAATGTCAACCATAATTATTCTTTATATAAAATATTTTAATATATATATATGGATAAAGAATCATTTCAAAAAAAAGAAATAGCTATATTACGAAAGGCTGTAGATGCAGCTGAATTACAAATCCATAAAAAATTATTAAATTCTGAAATAATTGGTAATATAATTAATATAGTTGAAGAATTTATAAGAAAAAGACAAGTAATTTGTTATGGAGGAACAGCTATAAATAATATTTTACCAAAAGATGATCAATTTTATAATTATGATATAGAAATGCCTGATTATGATTTTTTTTCAGATAATGCATTAAATGATGCAAAAAATTTAGCAGATATTTATTTTAAAAAAGGATATGAAGATGTTGAAGCAAAAGCCGGAATTCATGAAGGGACCTTTAAAGTTTTTGTCAATTATATTCCAGTAGCAGATATTACTCAATTAAATAAAACTATTTTTAATGCGATAAAAAAAGATAGTATTAAAATTAACGATATTCTTTATGCCCCACCTAATTATTTGAGAATGTCCATGTATTTAGAATTATCTAGACCAGCTGGTGATGTGAGTAGATGGGAAAAAATATTAAAACGTTTAATATTATTAAATAAACATTATCCTATAAAAGGTATAAAATGTAATAGTCAAACTATACAGAGAGAATTTGAAGGAAAAAAAAATATATCAAAAAAAGCATATGATATAGTTAGAAATAGTTTTATAAATCAAGGATTAGTTTTTTTTGGTGGATATGCTAACTCATTATATAGTAAATACATGCCAAGAAATGCTAAAAAGATAATAAAAGAAATTCCAGATTTTGATGTTTTATCGGAGAATCCAGCTTATAGTGCTCAAATAACTAAAGAGCGATTAATTGATGCTAACATTAATAATGTAAAAATATTTAAAACTGCAGGAATAGGCGAAATAATTGCTCCTCATTATGAAATTACTATTGATGGAGATACTATAGCTTTTATCTATGAACCTTTAGCTTGTCATAGTTACAATATAATTAAAATAAATAACAAAAATTTAAAAATAGCATCAATTGATACAATGTTAAGTTTTTATTTAGCTTTCCTTTATGCAAATAGAATATATTATGATAGTAATAGAATATTATGTATGGCAGAATTTTTATTTAATGTCCAAGCTCATAATAGACTTAAACAAGAAGGTTTATTAAAAAGATTTAGCACCCAATGTTATGGAACTCAAAAAACATTAACTACAATTAGGGCCGAAAAAACAGCAAAATTTAAAAAACTGAAAGCTAAAAAAAAAAGCAAAAAAAATATA